TTAATTTGTTCTAAAACCCTCTAACTCTTTGAATTTTTCCGGCATATCCCAGCTCTCAAAGGTTCCTGAAATATCTTCATCCAGAAGCTCCTCGCCTGCCTGAAACTTTGAAAGAATAAACGAATCGCACAGGCATCCCCTGTGAATTACCGTCTGTCTGCCGGCACCGCTTGATGGATCTTCGTTGCTCACCTGGATCTCAAAATAAGGCAGGTTTCCTGTCTTCTGATACTGGTTTGCCATTGCGCGGAGCACTGACTGATTATAATGTGCAGTTCCCTTCCAAGTACCCTTTCCACCGGCAGCCTTGTGTCCCATGCCGACTTTGCCTAAAATCTTGACATCTTTAATCGTGACATCCCATTTACTTTCAAAATCTATCAGATTCATAAAATTGTATCGTCTCTTACCAATCGTAATAAAACACTCCGCAAGGCTTCCATAGAAGGCATCGCCTGCATCCATGATAGCTGTATTTCCCATCTTTCTTCACTCCTTCCTACGCTACCGTGACAGTCATATAAAGTTTGCTCATCGCATTAACAACTGTCACCATATCTGTGATCACTACAGACTTTTTCGATTCTCCCTGTGCGATCGTAATATCATCTTCACTAAAGTTCTCGATCGCCCTGATTTTTTCAAGTTCCCTGTGGTG